GCGTCTGGGTAAATGTAAACCGTGTGGTTCTTGTAGCGCCTGTAAAGCTCATCCGCCATCTCGAATGTATCATATAGGTCCGCTATCTCATCGACTGCATAAACCTTGTCTCTTTCCGTTACGCACACAACCGCACTCATTTTCTCAATATTGAAGTCCATTCCTATATGTAATATGTCCCCTTCCTGTATGGTTCTGTCTGTGGTGTTTTCCCTTCTGTCGAACTGCCTGAATACCGTTCCGCTTGTAAGGTTCACAAACTCCCCGTTTACATACGCCTCAACTAATTCTGGCGGGTAATTCTCGTATAGGGTCTGCACAAAGTCCTCTGGAAGGAAAGGGTTGTCGGTTGTTCTTGCTTTTATAATGCGCTTTTTTTCGGATTTTTTCTTAACAAAGAAGTCATACATAAATTCAAAGCCCTCTGGCGTTGTGGTGAAAAAGAACTGCCTTACGTTTCCGCTTCTTATACGCCCTATTAGTTTGGTAACCGCCTTCTCGGCGACTGGCTTTTTGATAGTGTCAACCTCATCAGCGCCTATCCAAGCTGCGTTTACCCCTATGTGCCTCTGCCAGTTCTCCATCGCCCTTAGCATAACAAGACTATCCCCCTCTGGAAAATGCAGCACATAGTTGTAGTTTGGAGTTTTACGGAGTGTATATGGAATTTGCAGGTCTTCGAGCGCTGTCTCAAAGTCTGGGATGAGTATGTCGTGCAGTAGGGGGATAGTCGGTTCGTAAAGTAGTCCCGTGTAGCCCTGATTGAGGTATGCCATATAGATAGCCTTTCTGCACAGAGTGTAGGTCTTTCCGCTTCCAAATCCTGCAATCAAGGCTAAAAAGAAATGCTCCGTATCTTCTATGAATTCATACTGATAGTGGAGAAGCTCCTTATCCATCTTTCTTCTTTACAAAATTTATGTTGATTTCTTTTGGCTTTTTAGGGTCTGCGTCGTGGTCTCTCCAGCCTAATTTGGACTTAGCAAAGAATATGGCGAATGTTGAGTTTACCTTTCCCATTAAAGCCCTCTCTATCAGGTCGGCTTCGGCTTTTCTCCTGAACCTTCTTACAACGTCCTTGTAGTCGTCGTTCTTTTCGTAGCTTCTAAGGGTCTCGTCTGATATGTCCGCAAAAGCGCAAAACCCGCTGACCGTGATAGGTATATCCTTCTGTTCGCAGCGTTTAAGGTATTTTTCCATAACCTTTGCGAACTCGTCAGGCTTGATTTTAAAGGGTCTACCCACGTCTCTTCCTTGCTAATTTTTTAAAGAACATCGCAAGCCTTGCCCTTCTTTGAGTAGTTTTGTCGGGAGATTTTAATCCTTCTTTTATGCACCCTTTGGTTACTCCCTTATATCCCTTTGACTTGCAGTAGCGGGTAAACGCTTTAGGGTGTTTAATTGCTTTTTGTATCCATTTTTCCATCAGCTCTCCTTTATCGTTACTACTATTTTATCATTTTTTCCAACTCCAGCGTCTATGAATGAAATGCCGCTTATATAGGTGTTGCTGTCATCTTCTATCAATCCTTTGCTGACTAATGTGTCGTGAAAGAACTTTGCAACTACTACAAGGTTGTCTAAATCATATCTTCTTTTAGTTGATTTATGTATTTCGTATGTTATTTGAATAGGAGTGGAGAGCTGCTGTTTAGGAAGCTGGTATCCTACTATTTTCTCAAATTCGTGCTTTATCTTGTTGCTTAGATGATAGTGCCAGTTCCTGTAGTTGTTTAAGGTCAGGGAGTAGGACCTTTTCCCCAACCAAATCCTGAGAGGGAGTTCTATTCTCATAGGAGTTTTACTTTTTTGTGCTCATAAGTATCTACTCCTAACATTAATTTATTAGTAACATAGACATTCTTTTCCTCGAATTCTCCTACAAAATCCCCGTTACTGAATATCTGACCAACTTTTCCATAACCAAGACTTGCATTATAGATAGGGTCACCTTCTTTGTAGCCCTTCCTTCCTGACTTTAACTTCTCTACTTCTTTGTAAATATCAAAGTCTATATATTTAAGCCTATGTTCTAAGTCATATCCTTGCTGATAGAGTAGCCAGTTCTTCCTTGCAATCTTCTTTAACCTTTTATCACTTTTATCAACTCTTCCTTCTTTACCTTTAAGTTTCTCATTGAAATACTTTGCAAGCTTAGCTACTGACCAGTTGTTCCTTACCAACACATACCTATAAAGTTCAAATCCTGAAAGTTCTTTCCCATCTATCTTCATAACATCCCCTTCTCTTTCCTAAAGGAAATTTCCTTCGGAAAGGTTTTACTCGCTCCGCTCGTAGTGTTCGCCTGCGGCGAATAGCTTCGCTAAAGCTAATTATATCATAAATATCAATTTTGTCAAGTCCTTTTGTAAAATCTCTTAATTAACCGCTTATATAGGGTATTCTTGTAACTTTTCATTCTCATAAACCATCTCTGTCGTTTAGTAGTCAATTTCTCTCCAATCAAAAGGTTTAATGTTGTTGTTTAGCAGTTGTTCCCTTAGCCAGCTTATATGGTGCTGTAAATCCTCCATAGGAGCTTTATCAAAGTGGCACTTATTGATGTTGTTCTGAGTGATAGAATTGCGTGTAGGAAGCTCTGTGTCCATTATTTTGAGTAGATACCTGCACATATCCCTTATCTGTTTCTTTGTTTTAAATGTGTGGTAGTTTTCGCTTACATACTTGTAGATATCCCCTCTCCATTTGTGAGAACCCAAGTCTATCTCTATTTCACCAGCGTCTATTAATTGATTAACGAGCTTCTGGTAGTATCTTATCTGACTGAGGCTTCGTAGTCTCTCCAATTCTGTCTCCCTATCTCTTCTATCTCTCTTCTGTCCTTTGGAATGTTAGAGTAGCTCCCGTGATGTATTTGATAATGGCAGTCCCTGCATATAGCCACTATGTATCTGTCATCACGTTTAGCGCCGAAGTATCCATAGTAAGCGTGATGGACGTCCTGACTTAAATTGCTTTCGCATACCTGACAGTAGGGATACATACTGAACAGCCAATCGCAGTATGCTTTGTATTCTAACCTATTTATTTTTTTTGAAGCCAAGCAACTCCTCCTTGTATCTGCTTATTAGTCTGTCATTATCGTTAATCGTTATACGCATTCCACAGCATATAGCGGGTATTTCATTCAGATTTTCGCTTTCATATAGCGTCAGGCACTTTGTGCAATGTGCGGTGTATCTTTTCTTTTTGGTTTCTTTCTTTTTTGCCATCTGTTTGTATGCTCCATTACTCTTAGTATATACTTTTCGTTTCTTTCTATTAGCTCGGTCAGTTTTCCGTCTATTTCGTCTCTTTCTACTGGCAGTCTGTATCTCATAGTGTTTTTCATTAGCTTTGTTCCGAATTTCAAGAACCAGTAAAGCCTCTTTGGTATAGCATAGTCGTATATGTCGTCGTCCTCAAACCCTCTCCACATTCCGTTGTGGATAAACGTAAGCCAGCTTTTATAGTCCTTGTCAGTCTTTTCCGCCATATAAATTGCTAACTTGTTTTCGCTAATTCCATACATATAAGTCAGTCCGTAGTAAATAGTGTGAGCGTCTTGGAACATTTTTATCTTTGCGGTTCTTGCCTCTATCAGGTATCCTTCATTTATATAGAGCTCGCCTTTCTCTTTTTTTATCCAACTCGGTTTTTTAGTTGAGTTTATTACTTGAATTGTGTTTCTTCTTATTCCATATTTGTCGCAAAAATCAGTTAAACTCATCCACATTCAGCCTCCTCAAAATCTTTTTCGCTCACGTATTCCTTCTTGTCGATTAGGTTCTTGTATATATATTCCCTTGCCACTTCCTCATTTAAACAGTGTGCGATAGTCTTTCCATAGTGTTTAACCTTTGTCCAACCGCTTTTTCTTGTTTCGATAGCTATTGTTTTGTCTCTTGTAAACAATTTAATCATTTTTTCTCCTTTTTCCATTCACCATCAACCAGTGTCCAGCCTCTTTTAATTCTGTTCTTATATGTCTCAAACGTATTAAAGGCTTTCTCGATTTTTTTGTCAATGTAGAATTTACTTGCACCCTCGTATCTTTTCTTTACATAATCGATTATCGCTTTTTCCTGCTCTAATTCGTCTTTATCTATTATTTGCACTACTAAGTCGAAAAATCTCATCTTGCCTTCCTTTTTGAGTAGTTTACTACTACTTTTCTTACAAACTTAGAAAGCTTTTTCTCATCCATAACAAACATCGCTCTCTTTACAAGCTCCAGCTCTTCCTGCGAAAGTCTTATTACTCCGACTGGATATCTTTTCTTTTTTTCTGGCAGTTTTTTTCTTCCCATAATTCCTCCTTTTTCATTATTATATTATATATAAAAAGATATCGCAATAAATTTATAAAGAGTATCTCTTTTTAAGAATTAATTAAGCTGATGTGTTATACAATTACATTGTAGAGGTTGTTATACAACCTCTTTGGCGAGGGCAGCTCTAAGCCCGACCCTCAGACCGCTCGGAGAGACGAGCCACCCGAAAGGGTGACCAGCCCTTGAGCAAGGCTGGCGGCAAAGGGTGTCCACTCGTGAGCTGGACTTTGGCTTGGGAAGCCTAAGCAATAAAACCCACACTCTATGTGAGCCTATTTTGTAGGTTGACATAGGGTGCACCCCTACGCTCCTATGTGCGATAACATAGGTTGCCGAACTCGCCGTTGGGAGGGAGGCGTAAAAACACAAAGAAGCCTAACCCGCTTTATAGCGGTATGGTGAGCGGTCAACGGCGTGCGTGGACGAAGCAAATAAGCCACGGACGACACGGAGTTGAGATAGACGGCTCTCCAGCCGAAAGGCAAACAAAGCCTCTGCGGAGTAGGGCAATGCCTGAAAGCAGACCGCATAAGCCGTAACACTTCTCGGGCTCTGTTACGGTCGGTGTTGATAGGACTTGCTGTCCCGAGGCACGTCGGAATGCAGGAGGCGAGTGACCACTACCGCCCTTACCTGCTACGTATTGGGGATGGAAAGTGTGGTCGGCGACCCATCGCCGTAAGCAACCAAAGGCGGTGCAAATGGGCGTGTCGGGCTTACACGTTAGCGGGAGCGAACCCAATCGCTTCCGCATAGCGATTTTTAATTGTTTTTTATAAGGGGCGTCTTCTTTTTTTCTCCGTTTCTCTTTTTTTCCCTCCTTCCTCTTCCCTTCCTTCCCGCCCTTTATAAAAGATAATATTAAGGAGCAAAAGATGAAAGTTTATGTTTTTAAAATTGCAGATGAAAAAACAGAGGAAGTGATTGTAAAACAACTTCCTCTATGGACTGAAGAGGAACTAAGAGGGGCTATGGACGAATGGTCTAAAGCCCCTTGGTGGATTAGTTGGGTTGTGTTTGAGGGGGACACTATCAACGGTGTCCCTGTTGAAAAATCCGACGAGGTTTTTCTTATCGGAGAGACAAAAGAGGAGGTAGAAAATGACTAAATTCATAAATCTTACACCGCACGATATAACAGTCGTTGCGGACGGGAGGGAAATGAAGATACCTGCCAGCGGGCAGGTTGCGAGAGTTGCCACTACTGAGAAAGTGGTTGGCGAGATAGATGGTATCCCAATTATTAAAAGGGAGTTTGGCGAGATTGAAAATCTCCCAGCTCCGACTGGCGGGACGGTATTTATAGTTTCATCTCTTGTATTAAGTGCGGTGAAAAACCGCACAGATGTGGTTGCGCCTGACACTGGTGCGACTGCGGTTAGGGACGACAAGGGGCAAATAGTTGCGGTCACGAGATTTGTGACCGCCTAATTTTCTTATCATTTTTTTTTTATATTCTTTTCCTATTTTTTTATATTTTAGTATTCAAAAGCGACAATTATTGTCGCTAAAAAAACTTTTGGAGGTGCAAAATGGATTTTGTAAGCTACGATAGCGACAAATACGGAGTTATATGGTTGGAGGAAGTAGAGCCTAAAAAATATAAATTCATAAGCGGAACAAGCTATGAACCTCAAGATGAGGAGGCAAATGTGAAGCTACTAAGGGACATCAGAGACGAACTGAGAGAGGAAGGTATTGAAATGGACTTTTGGTTCGACGAGAGCGAGAGGGCTGATGATGTCTGGATAATCGAAACAAACAAGGAGATATGATGAGAATTGAAAAAGTAAAACAAGGCGTAGATGTTATTAAATGGGCAAAGAACAACCCTAACCCTTTTAGCAAGGCTGTTGGATATAAAAAGCTATCTGATTTATATGGAATAATGGAAATCGAAATTAGACCAGACGATACTAAATATAAATCGCTTTGGTTTAATCTTGACGGTATTAATTACAGGGTCCTTGATTATAAAGATGAGCCTATTGGCGAAATAATTAAACAGATAAAGGAGTTAAAATGATAGAGTGGGATAACGATTTGGCAGCAGAGCGTGAACTATTGTTGTTGCAATACAGAGAAAACCGAACGGTGTTAGCAAAGGTTATTAATCTATTAGACGCCATAGGTGACAATAAGGTAAGACTGCTTGACAATGCCTCTTTGTTGGATAGATACATAAAAACCTATCATCCAGATATTGTAAGCATAGGAGACTATGCAAGGGCGAGAGAAGATAGAAAAGTTCCAGCGTTGGAGACTATCTTGCGTAGCATTAGAAAAGCACGTGAGATAGTTCCAGCGTGGAGACGTCCTTTGCATAAGATAGAGGCTGGCAAGCAGCACGTCAAGCAAGAAGCGAAATTAAGGAGCGTGAGATGATAAAGGAAAAGTTTAACGAATTTGAAATAAACGGGATTAAATTCCATTATGACGGAGAGTATCTCGTAGGTGTTAAAAATGGGTTTATTTTAATTAATCCACTTGAAATACCTTTTACCGAGATAATGGATGGAGATGTAGTCATTTTAGCAGATGACGAGGATATGAGACAAAGAGCCTTTGAATGGCTCGAAAAAACAGTAAAGGAGAAAATCAATGAAAACAAGCAATTCAATTGAGAATATCAGTAAAGCACTGGTAGCAACGCAGAAGGAAATAAAAGACGTTGCCAAGACCGAAAAAGGTTTTGGCTACAAATATGCTCCTTTAGACCAAGTGCTAAAAATGGCGAGACCTATTCTAACTAAACACGGACTGAGTGTTATTCAGTCTCAGACCATCAAAGAAGGCGAGGTTGAGGTGGTTACAAGAATTATCCACCAGTCGGGAGAGTGGATAGAGGTAACCGCCTCAGCTCCTTTTGAGAAACTAAAAGGGATGAACGCTTATCAGAGCGCAGGTAGTGCAATTACCTATCTCAGGAGATATTCCCTTAGCGCAGCACTGGGAATAAGCAGCGACGAGGATACGGACGCAGCGGGAGAGGCTGAAACTATCGGCGAGGAGCAGGTGCTGGAGTTAGAGGAGCTGATTACCAAAACCCGCTCCGATAAAGAGAAACTGCTTCAATTCTTTAAAGTCAAAAGACTTGAGGAACTGAACGAGGAACAATACAAAAAAGCAAAACTTATTCTTGAAAGGAGATTAGGTGGAAATTGAAAAAGAATGGTTCGAGATGAAAGTTGAGGAGGCTGTTAAAAGGTCTCCTCTAAGCGATAGAGAGAAGTTTGAAATATTTGTAAGGGTTTTGGGTGTTCCTTATGGGAAAGAGCTTATAAGGGCTTTTGAGCGCATTAAAAACGACTATTCAGTTAAAGTTTCTAATTATAAAGATATAGAAAAAGCAATAAAGGAGTTTTGGGATGAAAATACTTGAATTACATCAGGGAACGGATGAATGGCTAAAGAGCAGGAAGGAGAGTTTTAACGCCTCAGAAACTCCAGCGCTATTTGAGTTAAGCCCGTGGATACCTCGTAATCCTTTGGAATTGGCTCATTTAAAATACGGGGATTTGGCTGTCCCGCAGACATTCAGAATGAGCGAAGGGATTAGGAACGAGGAATGGATAAGGGAGTATGTTGAGGAAAAAACTCAAATCGCTTTCGAGCCTCTGGTCGGCGTATGGGAGCAGGATGAGAGGTTCAGAGCGAGCTTTGACGGGGTTAGTTTCGGGCTGGATGTGATACTTGAGATTAAATATTCGGAAAAAACTTTTAACACAGATGAGATACCTCAAAACTACTACTATCAAATCCAGCACCAGCTGCTGGTTAGTGGGGCGGACAAGTGTCTGTTTGCGGTTGCCGACCCTAATACCAAAGAGGTCAGAATTGAGGAGGTATATCCGAACAAAGACATCCAGTCTGCAATAGTAGCCAAATGGGAGTGGTTTGTTGAAAAGTTCAAAGATAAAGAGCTCCCGCCATTAGAGCAAGTCAGAGAAGACGATGAGTGGAAGCAGGCGGTAGAGGAATACAAAATCGCAGAGAGGCTGCTGAAAGAGGCTCAGGAGGCTTTGCAGCTAAAGAAACAGCGCTTAATTGAACTATCAGGCGGAGTAAAAACAAGAGGCGCTGGAGCGCTGGTATATCCAGTAGTCAGAAAGAGCGTGAGCTATTCTCAGGTTGTCAAAGACTTGGGAGTTAAAGTGGACGAGAAATATGTAAAAGAAAATGTTAGCTGGAGGATTAATTATGAATAAGGTTATTTTACTTGGGAACTTAACTAAAGGTATAGAAGTTGTTTACAAGAACGAAAAAGCTATCGGCAAAACGTCGATAGCGGTTAATAGAAAGTTTGGTGATAAAGAAGAGGTTTTATTTATAGACCTCGTAATGTTTGGAAAAACAGCCGAATTTGCCGATAAATATTTAGGCAGAGGCTCTAAAATATTGATTGAGGGCAGACTGAGGTTCGACCAGTGGGTTGATGGCGGCGGAATTAAGCATTCTAAGCACTCGGTAATAGTCGATAAGATTGAGTTGTGTGGCGGGGTTAAAAAAGAACAGAAAGAATTGGCAAATAATGAGACTTCAGCGGTCAGAGAACTACCTGAAGATATTGATGAAGAGAACATACCTTTTTAGGAGTAAATTATGAGAAAGCTAATATTAGCTGCATTATTGGCAGTGGGATTGATGGCGGAATGTGTTGAGGTATATATGGATGGATTAAAGGAAGTGATAATAGCAAACGAGTATATCAAAGAGAAAAGATACTTTAAGGGCTGCGAGCATATGAGAAGGGCTGTTATCTATATAAAACTATCCGCTATCGAATGCGACGGAGTGTTGAAGGAACAAGCCGAAAAGGCTTTGGCAGATGGCGTAAAGGCGGTTGAATACTGCGACAAACTTGGTTTTTAGGAGGGGATATGAAAGAGTTGGTAGCACTGAGGATTGAACCAGAACTGGCTAAACTCGTAAGAGAGATAGCTAAAAAGAAAAAGAAAAGTTTTAGCGAAGTTGTGAGAGAATATATAAAAAAGGAGGCTAAGCGTGAGGCTAAAAAGCTTTCTATTAAATGAGAACAAACTGGGGTTCATAACGGACAAGGAGTTGCCGAAGCTTATTCACTGCATTGAGAAAATTACCCAAAACAAAATTAAGTTTCTGTATGTCAGAAACGGGGTCGTGTTTGATGAGGAGCAGAATGAGTGGAGGCTAAATGATTTGATGTGGAAATGTAAGCACGAGGTGTAGGATGTTTAGTATCAACGAAATATACGGGGTTGATTTCAGGGAATTCTGCAGACAGACATATACAACTCCAGACCTTTATATCGCAGCGATAGAGGCTGAGATTGAGATGTTGTCCAAAAACTACGACAAACAGAGGGCTTTGTTTGAGGAGATGTTAATCACGGATGAAAGAGCCGACAGACAGGAGCAACTGTTGCTGGAAATACAAAAAAGGCTCAAAAAGAAAAAATCCAAACTAAAAAAATACAAAAGGTATAAAAGTGAAGCATAAGTTCACCAAAGGCGAGTTTATAGGGGATAGCTATCTTAAATATATTTGTGAGGCTGGATATCGTGGCAAACAGAGATACGTTTCGGTTTACTGCGATATATGTGGGGGTATCAGTATTAAAAGGCTTTATAAAATTCTGAGCGGGGAGATAAAAACCTGCGGTTGCAAACAGCGTCAAATGTTGGAGAGCGGAACTTTGAGCAAATATTCGCTGATGGCGAGAAAAAAAAGAGCTTGGCTGCAAAAAGGGGGATGGGAATGGAAAAAAGGAATATGTATTACTCTTAGATATGACCAGCTGGATTTGATATCCATTGACGAGTTTACAAAAAAAATAGCGGAGTTTCTCTATGACCAGAAAAGAAATATACAAAATAACGGGGAAAGAGATAGCGGGAGTGCTGAGGGTTCTCCCGATAGTTCCGAAAAAAGTTGACAGAGCCCATACGGTGTATGATGATGCTGAGCTGTTAAGAGCGTTAAAAGAGGCTTACAAGAATACAAGAAAAGGCTCTAAAAGGGGAGAGCTTATCCTGAAACTAATAAAACATCTTGAAGGGAGCTAAAATGAAAGTGTTAAAAGAAAGAGGAAAAAGATATGGAGATTTCAAAACTCAGGCAGAGATAAGCCAAAAACTAAAACAGATTATATTCGAACATAATCCCGACATACAGAAAATTCCCTATCTTGCAGAAGGGGTTGAGATGATTTGCCATAAATTGGCAAGATTAGCTAATGGTGATGAAAAGTATGTTGAAAATTTTATCGATATAGCTGGTTACTCAACTTTAGTTGCTAATTTATTACAAAAAGAAGAAGGAGCTACCGATAGTGTAGTCAGATACAAAAAAGTCATCAACGGAGAATGGGTATTTGAAGGAGAATGAGATGAATAGTTGTTAATCCTCTTTTTATTAAACATTATGGTGATGATTATGAAAAAGTAGAACTTATCAAATGCAATGATTTAAAAGATTTTCAACTTAAAAGGAGATAATATGAAACACATTGAAAATTATTTTAAAAATGCAGAAAGAGGGGATAAGGTTGTTGATATTATTTTAGATAAAGAGGGAGTGATAGAAGATACAGAATATCTCACAAAATATCCAATAAAAGTAGTATTTAACGATACAAGCAATAAATATTACACGATTGATGGAAGAGAAAATATAAATGATAAAACACAAAGATTGTTTTATAGAGGCTATGAGCCTAAAATTGAAATTCCAGAACCACCAAAGAGAAAGTTTGAATTTACAAAAAATATGTATCAATATGAAGAAGGAATTAATATAGGCGAAGAAGTTATAGGAGAGGAATCTCCATATGTCATAGCTGTAAGTAATGTTGAAAAATCAATTTATATAGATGAGGAGGATTTAAAATATGGCAGATACAGAAAAACAAAAGAAAGTGCAGAGCAGGCATTGAGTCTTCAGACAAGAGTTATGAGATTACACGCTTTAGCTGAACAATTAGGCGGATTAAAGGAATGGAAAAAAGGAGAAGAAAATTACTATATTTACAAGGAACATAATAAGAATTGGATATATGATTATACAACAAAACATTATTTCCCAGAAACAGTCTATATGACAAAAAAGTGTGCAGAGAAAATCTGCGAGATGTTAAATAATGGTGAGTTTAGCTTGGAGGTTGGAGATGAATAGAGAAATAATAAAAAAATACAAAGAAGCATTTGATTGGTGGCTGGAAGGTGGTAAGGTATGGTTGAGATATAAAGACGATAAAGAGTGGAAATTAACAGATATGCCATATTTTAATGAAGGTTTTATCTATATTCCTGATGACGGATACGCTGAATTACGAAAAGCTTGGTATGACGGGGGAAAACTACAATATTATCATCCTGTTTTTGAAAATTGGAGAGATTATAATAAGCAAGAGATACCTGATTTTAAAACTTCTCTATTTGACTGGAGAATAAAACCAGATGAATGGTATGAAGAGCTTGATGGGACAATAGAAAATGGGGTGATTTGCTGGGTATGGGATGATGATAAGAAAAATAAAGTAATTCATATGGTAATAGAATATAAAGAAAGTGCGTATCCATTTATTACAATAGATTGTGCTATGAGAGAACTTATTGTAAATGCTTGGAGATATGCTGAACCTATTAAATGCAGTGATTTAAAAGAATTTCAAAAGGATGAATGACAAATGATGACAATTGAAAGATTGAAACAATTGCTCAATATTGACGAGAATAATAATTCATATGATGAAGTGCTTGGCGAAATAATTAACAGTAGTTATTTAATTATTGAAAATTACATTGGCAGGAAAATTTCAGCTGATACATATATTGAACACCATTACGGAACAAACAGTAGAAAAATGGTATTAGATGAATATCCTGTGCTTGGATTGGTTTATGTCAAAGATGAAACAGGGAATGATATTGCAGATAAGGTGACAATCTATAAAAGAGATATTGGGCTTTTATTGAAAACTGATTTTTGGTATGCTGATGTAAAGTATGAAATCAAATACAAGGCTGGATATGAAATCATGCCAAAAGGGATAAGATATGCACAAAAACTCATATGTTTACAAATGTTTGGAAGTTTGGATAAAGGCACTTCAATTGTTTCACCCGATGGCGCAATTAATTACAATATAAAATCAATACCAAAACAGGCATTTGAAGTATTGGAAACATATAAAAAGAAATAAATTTTCTAATACACATTGAGAAGACAAATAAACACTAAAAGGAGATAAAAATGTATGAAATTTTAGGATTAATATACATCGGCGAAGAGGAACCAAATGACTGACGAAACTATATTCTCAATAAATTGTTTATTTCTCCCGTTCGATTAGTTTAGCTATGTCTTTACATCTGCTTCCTACCTGCCTACACCATTTGGAGCTTTGAGCCTCATAAGAGGCTTTGCTCCAATCTTTATTCTTAATCGCAGCTATCATTTTCTTGAAAGTTAAAAATCTCGTTTTGCCTAAGTTAAACATCATATCTATTAGAGCTAACTTTACATTATCAGGGTATGAGTAGAAGTCTTTGAAGATGTCCATCAAGTCAAATATAGCGTTGTAGATGTCGTTTTCTAAGAGAAACTCGGCTTCTTTTTTAGTTATACCTTTGTCCTCTAAGTTGCGTCCATAGCCTATTGTCAGTTTACCTACGCTGTCTTTATAAGGAAACTGCTCGTATCCTTCGTGTTTTTTAATCAGCTTCATTGCCTCATCTATCAAAACGCCACCTTTTTAATAAAATTAATTATGCCTGTTTCCTGTAAAGCTATAAAGCTGATAAAACCTATCAGCCACCATTTGATGGAATTCACTGTTGTTGTTATGCTCTCTAATACATTTACAACTTCTCTCATCTGTCCTTTTATAACTTTCATTTCTTCTCTATGTTCTTTTCTCATCTCCTTTACTTGGTCAGAAAGAACACTGTGATTAGTTTCAAGCTTTATCAATCTTTCTTCAAAATTATTCATCTTTTACTCCGAGCTTTTCTTTCAATCGCCTCAGTTTTTCTTTTTCAGTAGGTTGAAAAAATTTTATTATAGCTTTGATTATTATTTTTATTGCCATTATCTTTTTATTGCGTTCCATATTTTCACCAAATGACCTATCACATTAAACACGCTTACCGAGCCTTTCACATCTATCTTCTCCCTTGCAGCTATCCTTCCATATACTACAAGCATAGAAGATACAATCATTCCAGCGTCTGCTAAATATTGAGCTAACTGATTAATATCATCTTCTCGGATATCCGCCCCATAATAAGATTTTATAAAATAAACTATTAATCCTAACACAGCCCCCCAAAATGTTTTGGAAGTCCAAATTGTTTTCATAATGCACCTTTTAGTGATTTAACATACAGATAGGCTAATTCATTAAGAATATTCAGCAAAGACTGAGAAGTGATATTGCCCAGCACTTTTAGTTTTTCTTTCACCCTTCTTGCTTTCTCTTCTCCGCTGATATCCATATCCCATAAATCCTCTACCATAGCTCTTGTAGTATCCCAAATTTGTTCATCTACAACTAATTTTACCAACCCCTCAATTAGAACCCTAATTGCCATTGCTTTAAACTGCATTACAGCTCCTTTACATTTAAGATTATTTCGCTTTCGTATTTATTGCCATTTGAAGTTTCTATTGTATAAGTAAGTTTAATTTTATCTCCATCTTCTCCATTTGCTACCGTGCATAAAATTTTATTACCATCTTTTGTTATTGACGAAACTATACCCGATTTGTCAGCTGTTACATTGTAATTATTAATAGTTTCCCCTTCCTCAAGCCAGTTTGTAAAATCTATCCCTACTCCGTTTATTATCTCATTTGGCTGTTTTTCGAAATAAAACATTACATCTCCTTAACGATTATTATACAAAAATTTTCTATTTGGAAGTTTGAATACTTTAGGTCTTGTTTCGGTTTCAAACACTTTATCTCTGTCTGCAACCTCAAAACATTTAATACGAGGTTTAAGTATTTTTAATTTATTCAGTCTGTCAGCTAATTTAAATAATTTACTCACAATAGGGTGGTCTATACATTTCAACTGAGTGTCGTGATAGTAAACTAATAAAGTCTTGCCTATAACTTCCGTGTCTTGATTTAGGTCAATTTTTGTAGATACATTAGCTTTTAAATCTGCTCTGTTCAATATTTCAGTAGTCACTCTTGCATAGCTGTCAAAATATTCTTCAATGCTGAATTTAGCTACTGTTTTAGTATCCTGTGTTTTTTCAAATAGCGACGATACTTGAGCGTAGCTGTTAAACAGCTTGTTTAGCTGAGTAGTTATACTGAGCGATGTATCGTGAATAGTTGTTCTTTTTGTTTTCACCAAAACAAAAATATCGGCTAAATTTTCATACAGATTAGATATAAAGGCTTTGCTGTCTATTAATTTAGCAATAGAAGTAGTGATTTCAGCTTTCATATCGTGATATGTTTCAATAACAGGCAACGATACTTGAACTTTTGTATCGTGGAACTGTTCAATTAAACTGTTTAAGTCGATTAGCGTATCGAATGTTTCGTCTATGGTTGTTAAGATTGTAGTTTCACTATCCTGAGATATATCTACACTTGTAGATATTGTTGCAAGAGTATCGGTTATTTCAGTAATTAGCGTAGCAATCCGAGTGGTTGTATCGTGTATGTTCTCAATTGCTGTTAAGACCAAATCTTGTGTATCGTGAGTGACTGATTTAAAATAAGATATAATTGATTTTGTATCGGATAAATTCTCGTAAGCTGAGCTGATAGCTGAATGAGTATCTTGTAAAGTTTCGATAGTGTTTTTAACAGCCGCCAAAGTGTCGTGAAATTGTGTATAAAGAACTTGAGCAGATACTTGAACTTCCGTATCGTGTATGTTTGTTATTAAAGAAGAAATTTGACTGTTTGTATCATTTATTACATCTATCAATGTGGTTACATCTGTCTTGCTATCGTGTAATTGAGCTAAAAGATTTGTTACTGATGTATATGTATCGAGGATTGACTGAATAGATGTTTTTACTGTCGAATAGGTATCGTGTATAGCTGATGTTATTATTGAAATATTTGCTTGAGTATCTTGTAGATTTGAGATTAAATTAGCTATAGCTGAATTAGTATCGTGAAGCTGTGTTAAGTTTGTTAAAATTGAAGCCGATGTATCGCTTATTGACGAAACTAATATTTTAGTGATTTCTTTGGTGTCCTGATTTATAGAATATTGACTGCTTATTGCCGATTTAGTGTCTTGTATATTTGAAATAGTTGTTATTATCTTTGCTGATGTGTCGTGCGTCTGCGTGTAAGAAGCTCCGCCAACTGTATAATAAATTTTAAAGCTGACACAATCTATTACCACATCTGATGTTTGACTTGAATTATTCACAACATTGTATTTGAGATATAAATCAATATCTTGAACATTGTCAGGTGTGATAGTTAAGCCCCAAGTGTCTGTCGGACTTCCTATTGTCCTGTCTTCATAACTCTCAGGCAACTGATGATTTGTATCAGCTTTATTGCCTGAAAAATCAGAACCATCATACAATTTGAAAACATCTTCATACACAACCTGTCCACTTGTGTATGTTCTTTGTCTTATAATGGCTTCAATTCCATTTATTTCTGCTGTATCAGGCACGCAGACATTTTGAGGCTCAAACACAGCATAATAAGTTTTTCCATTTTCTTTGTATATATTCATATCTTGTATGTAAATACTATTATCACAGCTTAAACTGCTTGAACTATACCAGCTAAACTTTTCGTCCCCGTCTAATGTAGCACCTCCTGTATATTCCCCTTGTGCATTTAATACATTGTCACCTTGTTGGGAAACACAAGTAGAAGTGTCAGCAATAGAAGTAACATTTGTCTTTACTACTGCTTTTGTATCGTGAACAACAGTTATTCCATTTTCAGAATAAGTTATTTGGATAGCCACATAGTCAATGTAGGCTGTTGAAGCTCCGCCTGAAGAATAGCTTTGTATTGAAATGCCAAAATCTGTTGAATTCACATCAGCAGGGGTCAGATTTAGCCCCCAAGTATCAGCAGTTCCGCCGTAATTTCTCGTAGTATCAGATGTCGGGTAGCTGTCAGATATAGCTTTGTTATCTCCGCTTCTACTTCCATTTACTAAAAGCTGAATAGTTTGGTCGCTTGTAGTGTCAGCTGTATCTGATTTCAATTCAATTTGAACTTCAATCCCTTGAATTGTGGCTGTGGAAGGTATCGAAAATCCAAAATTTGTAGCATTGAGATAGTCTGAAGCTTCGTTTTTTGCAATTGAACAAGCAGCATATTGGTCGTCACTTGTTGTGATATTGCTTAGATTACCCCAAGCATTCCCATCACCAAATGCTTCATTGTTCTGTGTTTGGGAGGTTTTCCAAGCAGTTACGCTCATATTTTGCCTTTGGCTATTGCGAGTTTGCCCTTATCCACAATAAATTTTTTCCACCATTTTTTCTTTGTTGGAGATATTTTTTGGTAGCTTTTGTAAAGAATTACTGCCTCATTCCTTACATAAGCCCCCATCATTCTTGCAACCTGTTCATCTAAATCTAAATTTGTAATATTAAACCTTGCCCAAGCTTTTGGGAAGTTTTTATCTTTATACCCAGCTTTGATGATTTCATAAACATTTTCAGCCTCTAAACTTTCAACCCAATCTAATGCCTCTTCACAGGCATTGGCTTCTTTCAGTATTTGAATAAAATCTTGTTTTGAAGTGGAAAGGGTAACCATCTACCCTCTCCTTATGCTGGATTTTCTGTTGCAGTGATTTTCACATCGGCTTGAGTGTAATTACCCGTAGCAACCGTTCCGTCATTATTTACAACCGCTTTCAAATAAACAGGAGTAGTTTGGTCGCCACTTGTAGCGTCCATATCCGCTGGATTTATACTGTCAGCCCAAGTCGAGTTGTCCAAAGACAGTTTCCAATCTATTCCTGTTTCCTCGTTCTGAGTTGTAACGGTTATTCCTGTATAGTTGTAGTCAGTTGCTACGAGATAAGCAGTAACTACATTTGTGTCAGAAGTTCCGCCTGAGTTATCTAAAGTTACAGAAACTGTGACGGGGTCGCTTCCATCGCCTTCTGAATAATAATCGTATGGAGATGTGTTATTTTTAGCTAATTTCAAACTCATTTATATCTC